AAAGCAGAGCAGCTGGGGATGCGGATCCAGGACGTCACCAACTCGCTGAAGCGGTTGCGGGACAACCTGGTGATCAGCAAGGCCTACGACCAGACCACGGGCGAGACCTACTTCTTGTTCAACCCCTGGTACATCTCTGTTGGTGGGGCAAAACGCCGCGGCCACATCCACCGTCAGTTCACGGATTCACTGGAGTGAGCCAAGCAAGGCCGATAGCCTGAAGTGAACTGCTCTACACCCGTGTATTTGTCCAACACAGAGCGGGAACGCCTTGGTCTGTTTGGTTTTGGCTCTGATGTTCCTGATGACGTGGTGGCCGCAGCTGAAGCGGCGCTGGCATCGCCTTGTGGAGGTGCTTGTCCTGCCCCAGCGGCGAAGACCACGAAGCGTGCACGCAATAAGGCCGGTGAATACGTCGGTGACGACCCGGCGACGGCTGAAGTGAACGAGGCCTATGAGGCTGGCTAAGGTCATGTCGCTCACCCAGGTGGTGCTGGGAGGCCCGCTAGCGCTTCGTTCTTGCGGACGTGCTGGTGGTTGGTCGGGAGCCCCTTCTGCCTGCGTGGCGGGAGGGGCTTCCACATGAGCTGGACGCCGATCCCGCCGGAACTGGGTGTTGGGCGGTTCCCATATTTCTTCTGCTACATCCTGCGGGAGCTGGGGTTGGCGGAAGTGCCGACCAAGCAGCAGCTGCGGATCTGCGATTGGCAGGAGAACGGCCCATCCCGTCAGATCACGGTGGGGTTTCGTGGTGTGGCGAAGTCAACGATCGCCGCGGCCAGGGCATTGCATCGGCTGCGGATCGATCCGTTCAACGAGAAGGTGCTCATTCCGGGCTCCACAGCGGAGAAAGCGCTGGAGATCACCACGTTCATGGCGCGGTGCATCCGTGACATCGACATCCTGCGGTGCCTGGAGCCACGCAATGACGGCCGGAGCAGCACCAGGGCGTTTGATGTGGGCCCTGCAGTGGTGGACCAGAGCCCGAGTGTCCGCGCTGTGGGAATCCTGTCGCCGTCATTGACCGGGAAGCGCTGCACGATCGCCATCCCGGACGACATCGAGACGCTCAACAACTCGATCACACCGCTGAAACAGGAGCGTTTGGCCGCGGCCGTGACCGAATTGGAGGCAATCCTCAAGCCGGATGAGGGCCAGGAGCTGCCGCGGATGATCCAGTTCCTGGGTACGCCTCACCTGGAGACGTCGCTGTACCTGCGGCTGGTGCGTGAGCGGAATTATTCGATCCGCTACTGGCCGGCGCGGTATCCAGATCCCTCTGATGCCGACCAGTGGGACTGCTACGAGGGTCATATTGATCCTGTGATGGCAGCTGAGGTCGAGGAAGACCCGTCATTGGTGGGTCAACCGACTGATCCAGAGCGTTTTGGGCACGAGGAGCTGCTGGGCCGCGAGATGCGGATGACCAGGGCGTCGGTGCAGCTGCAGTTCCAGCTGAACTGCCGCTTGTCGACCCTGGATCGCTATCCGATCCGCCTTGGCGACCTGATCGTGCTGCCTCTGGACGGCAAGGCGCTGCCGGAGGTGGTGGCGTGGTCATCTGGAACGGAGTACCGGATCCAATCCATCCCGTGTGTGGGCCTTGGTGCGGACCGCTACTACCACTCACCGGCCGTGATTCAGGGCTGGCTGCCCCAGGAAGAGGCCTGGCGGTGTGTGCTGGCCATTGACCCGTCCGGCCGCGGTAGCGACGAGCTGGCGTGGGCTGTGGTGGCGGAGCTGAACGGCAACCTGTTCGTGCTCGAGAGCGGTGGCACCACCCGCGGCTACGAGGAGGAGGTGTTGGTCCACCTGGCGAACGTCGCCAAGCGGTGGAAGGTGAACTACGTCATCCCCGAGCCGAACTACGGCGATGGCATGTTTGCCGCGCTGTTGAAGCCAGTGATGCAACGCATCTGGCCCTGCACGGTGGAGGAGCCGCCCAGGAGCGCCGGGCAGAAGGAAAAGCGCATCGTGGATGTGCTCGGGCCGCTGAGCCAGCAGCACCGGCTGGTGTTCAACAGCGAGCTGGTGCAGAAGGATTGGAGCGGCGCGGAGCGTGACCCCGATACGGGCCATCAGCGGTCATTGATGTACCAGATGAGCCGCATCACGGCCGATCGGGGCTGCCTCACTTACTACGACCGCATCGATGCGCTGGCGATTGGCTGCTCATGGTTCGTTGAGGCCGCTGCTCAAGACCAGGTGAAGGCGCAACAGCAACGCGCCGACGAGATCGAGGACTGGTCTAGGCAGGCCTGGATGGACGAGACAGGGGCCAGCGTGGATGCACTGGCCCTGGGGTTCCGGCCGATGGCCCGCAGCGCTGCCTACGGCGGTGTCAGGCGGCGCTAGGGGGTGCTGGCGGGCGGATCGGCACCACTTTGACCTTCTGCTCGAGCTCAGCGAAGTTGAGCTTGCCGGACATGCGTGCCAGATCAGCCGTTGGCGTTTCTGGCATGGCTGCAGCGGTGATGGCGTTCTGCTTCAGGAGCTGCAGGGCCTCACGGCGGGCGTTTTTGTCGCCATTGCGGAGGTCATCAAGGATTCCATGCGCTACTTCAGCGTGGATGTCCTCCAAGACCTCTCGGAGATCGTGGTTTGCCACGTTTACATGGGTGGAGAGCTTTCCCCATCATGCCGATCGAGGAGGTCCAGTTCACTGATCAGCGATGGCTGCAGTTCTGGGACAACTACAAGGGTCTTCCACATCAGAAAGATGCGATCACGAAGCTCGGTCAGCAGATCAAGCAAGCTGATCCAGGCCTATTAAGTGAGTCATCGGAGTGGGTTGAGGAATGGAGTCAGCCACAGACGGCTGCTTTGGTGCGCAATCCGCTGAATGTGCGGTGGCAGAGCCAGTTGGACAATAAATCTGGGACCGGATACCGCGAATGCTTCAGCTCCAGCTGCGCCATGTTGGCGATGTACTGGGGCAAGGTGGTCGGTGACGATACCTATAACGTCATCCGGCAGAAATACGGCGATACGACCTCTGCAGAGGCGCAGTTGAAGGCGCTGCGGTCGCTTGGATTGCAGGCTGACTTCCACACCGATGGCCGTCCAGCGGCCCTGGAGCGGGAGATTGATGCTGGCCGGCCTGTAGCGGTCGGCTGGCTGCACAAAGGCCCTGTATCGGCCCCCAGCGGCGGCGGGCATTGGTCTGTGGTCATTGGCTACACGGATGCGGCCTGGATACAGAACGATCCGAACGGGGAGGCCTTCTTGGTGGGTGGCGGCTATGCCGACAACACCAAAGGCGGCGGGGTGGTTTACAGCCGCAAGAACTGGAATCCGCGCTGGATGCCGGGTGGCAGCGGCGGCTGGTATCTCACCTGCCGGCCATGAGGCGCGAACGACTGCATCTCAGCCATGCGACAACGGTTGAGACAGGAAAGGACTGGAACGGACGTTTTTTCATCGCATACGACAAGGGCGCAAGCGTGTTCTTGCGTTGTCCGAAAGAGGTCAGGCGCTGGCTGAAGCTGCCGGCCAAGATCCCGATGCGAGAGTCCTACGACAGCTGGATCGCGTCACTCGAGGCGGCGGATGCCAAGCCATCCCACAATCCGGCCCCACTCAGCAGTGCGGGTGAGTTGGGCCCTGAAGACCCCAATCACGAGACCAGGACGGTGATTTAGCCCTGCCCGCGCTTCTTCTTGCGACCGTGACTGGGCTTGCTGCCGCGGCCTTTGCCCTGCGACGTCTTCTTGTGAACCGGCGTTGGACGTTCCTGCTTGAGGTTCTGCTTTGGCTTGGCCATGGCTAGCTCCGGCGGGAGGCCTCATAGGCCTCGGCGAGGTTGTCGGACGCTTCCTTGGCGAACCAGCGCGCGATTGCGGTCTGCTGATGCCAGAGCGTGTTGAGCAGCAGCGCTGTGTTGAGCAACCCCTCGTGGTCGCCGGCTTCAAACAGATCAAGCAGTGTGCGCTTGGTGGCTTCCTGCCTGAACTGCAGCTCCTGGCCGACGACGAAGGGCTGCATGGCTATTTCTTGGCGAGGGGGCTGACGATGCCGGCCAGGATCTCGACTGCCCTGTAGAGCTTGATGGCAAGCCTGGAGTATTGCCTCAGCGCCCTGTCGTCCTTTGGCGTTGGCGTCATGTTCACCACCACCAGGGCGACACCGTGGATGGCGATGGCAAGGGCGACGTAGTCGGAGAGGTGGTTCATGTCATGGCTGCCGTTCAACTCTGCGCAGCCGTTCCTCGTGGTCCTGGAGGACGTCTTTGATGCCCTCGAGGATGGTGCTGGTGCGAGCCTCAAAACGCCCCAGCCCGTTAGCGATCTTCCAGAGCGCAGCGACGCCAGAGCCGCCGAGACCGATTAGGGCAACGACAGTCGCTGGATCCACGTCAAGACGTCTGCACCCCTGCAGAGTAACGGGGGCAGCGTCACAAGCAATCAGCTGGCCATGGGAATGGATGGCCCAAGCGTGAGGCGCCTCAAGGACGCACAGAGGCTTGGGCTCTATCAGCCCGATGCCGAAGCAGAGCGGGAACGAGCGCATCGTAGGGAAGGTGACTACTGGGCTTCAAGCTCGATAGCAATGGCCAAAAGTTCGGCTCGTATTGCTGATGCGTTTACATCGCAGCAAGAGTCATACGGAAGATGCGGCGCTGGCACCACCTGATCCGCAGCAGCTCGCAGGGCGGCAGCAACAGCAGGCAGGTAGTGCCAGTCATCAGGCTCGCCGCTGGCTGCTTGGTTGAATTCCCAGAACACTGATTGTGCTGCGGGTGAAAGTTCAGACATAGCAGTGGTAACGACTAAGCCCACACCCTCACCGGGCTTTGCGGCTCCACCGCATACTGCAGCCAACCATCAGGCACCTCGCCGCAGTAGTTGACGTGCCAGCCATCGAGGACGGTGGGTTCGCTGATGACGTTGCCTTCATCGTCCCACTCACCGCCACGGGTGATGGTGCCGATCACGTCCAGCGCATGACTATGGCTAGCAGTAATCCAAGTTCCGTCTTCTGTTAGGTAGTCAGCCAGTACGGTCTTAGCCGTGGCTTCATCGGGAAAGCGAAGGTAGTGGGTCATTGCGTCACCGCCTGGAGAGTTTCGTTGGGCAATCTTTGCGGCCAGTAGGTGAGGCGGCGGATGGTGCCATTCAACGGACCCAAGCCTGTCCCTCTTGCCCCAAGACGTAACTGAGATACTGTTGGCACTGTTCCCGTGTTGTCAGTATTCACTAATGATCCGTTAATCGCAAAAGCAAAATCGTTGTTTGCATAAGCTGTACTTTGACTTTGACCATTGCGTTCATTATTTGTATCAATACCAGCCTGGGCAACAGTTAACGTAGTAACGCCATACCCCGCGTCTGTGTAACCAGATAAAACACGATAATAATTTTGAATAACATTATCGTTTGTTCCATCACTAATTGCATGGATTCTCGGAAAACTATTAACGCCCCCGTGTGTTGCATTGGTTCTAGCACTTATAGACACCGTCCCCTCATCCTGCCGATACCAAGAAGAGAAGTTGCTACCACTAATACTGGCCACATCAGCACTGCGGGTGACAGTGGAGCCTGTGGTGGGGATGTAGCTGGTGGGGAAGGAACCGGCTTCTAGTTGGGCGCCCCAAAGGTAAACGCCGGAAGTGCCATTTGCAGATGTATTAGTTGATGTGGCTGGTACAACCAAAATCCTGTTTGCGGTTTCGGTCCCTGTTGTAAATGTAAGCTGACAGCGATACCAACTATTTGCCAAAGCAACTGTCGAAGCACTAGCAGATGTAAACGTTCCGGCTGCTGTAGGACCATTTAAAATGCTGCCGTCAGATAGCGAAAATGTAACCGCACCAAAGTTTGTCGAAGATGCGCTATCGCGCTGCACAATTCTTATGGCTGCATACCCAAACGCCTTTGCGTAAAATGAAAGTGTATAAGTAATTGCTGATGCGGCTTTTGTTATGTCTTGACGGATAAAGCTATTAGTGCCACTCGGTCCAACTGTAACTCCCGAGTCTGGAACAAGGCTTTCTGCGGTAGTTGTGCCATCAGGAGCTAGCGCTTGATTCGCTGTAACTGTTATTGCTGATTTATTTGTTGTCCAACTTGCATTATCAAACTCTTCACTCCTCAGCAGCAAATTCGTCCTACTTTCCTCCACCAACAGCCCCAGGCTTTCCCTTGTCGTGGGGTTGTGGTCGAAGCGTGCTTCGTTGTTTGTCGCCGTCTTAATCAGCCCATCGCTGCCCACATACGTCCCACTACTGGCGCGGGTGAAGGTGACGAGGTTCTGCCCAGTAGTGGCGTCAACTAGTGACTTGGAGTCGGCAAAGCGCAGGTCAAGGCTGGGGCGCGCCCCGGCCAGATCCCAGAGCTGGCTCCCAAGCCCTTGGCCCTGGGCGATGGCTGTAACGCGCGTGCCGCTCAGTCTCATCAGATCAGCTCCGTGACACAAAGTGTTCCGCTTGTAGTTGCGTCACGCAAAACAGCAATGTTTGCCCCCTCGGGCACCGATAAGTCCAATCTCTCGCCGTTGGCGATAAAGTGGCTCGTGGCGGTAGCCGTCTGTGCCGTCGTGCCGATGCTGTAGCGGATGTCGCACCCCCTGGCCCGCATTGAAATACGCCGGCAGGTTGCCGTTAGCACGGTATTGGCGCTGCTGTCGGTAGCGGCCAGCTGCCTGGCAACACTGGGTTGCCCCAGTGTCTCCGCGATGACAGCTCCGTAATGGGGGTTGGGCATGACCAGGCAAGGATGTTGGCGTCGGTTACATTGTGCAGCTCACCAAACAAGTGAGCTAGCTCAGCTGGGCGGCACTGGCCAAGTGATGTCGAACGGATCACCTTGCTTAGTGATGTCACGAAGCTCCTGCCGATAGTCGCCCCAGGCGGCCTTGTCGGCAGGTGAATCGGCAAGTTGGGTCCAGTCAGATTCAAACAGGAGCTGGTTGCGGCGACGACGCACCAGAGACCACTGCTCAGCGACGACGGCTTCACGCTCGGCGTCGGTCATAGGCCGCACGTTGAAGGCAGTGCCGGTCCACTCCAAGACTTCGCTGTTGCGGTCGTATTCAGGGCGTGTGTAGGGGCCGGTATAGCCCCAGGCCACTAGCTCTTCAGTGGTGAAGGTGCAGGGGTCGGTACGAGAGCCTCCATCAGGAGTGACAACACGGAATGGCAGCTCCTGTGGCCAAGCTTGATTGAGAGAGTAGAGATTGGTCATAGTTGATTAGGGCGGCAGAAGCCACATGGAGATTGGGCGGTTGGACTGGCTGTATTCTGCGTAGGAGGTATTTCCGTTATTCCATACGTACTGGTTTGAGGTTGCCTGACCAAATGGCCAACGACTAGACGACGGTCCTCCCACTGTTGTGGTGATGTAAGCGAACCAGTCGCTATTTGAGTAAATAAGATTGTAGTCAACCCCCTCTACCGAACATCCGGTCAATTCGTCGTGCCACATGTACCGAGGGCCGTTACCAGGAAAAGCTGGCTCGTAATAGTCAATCGAGAAGCCTTGCCCAGCATCGCCAAAATTCCAGCAACTGTTGCCGTTGGTAATCCGTTTGACATTCCCGGTTTGGACCGTTTTCCCGAATACATTGGAGCCGGTGGGCTCGTCGTAATAGCGAAGGTCGAATCTCCAGTTAAGAGAGTTGGTGACCGCTTGGGTGTAGAGGTATGAAAAGCGTGATGAGTCAAGCGTCAAGCCGCTGCCTTTGTATTGCTTTCTTGGTTTTACATAATCTCTAGTGGAAACATTTGGGCCGACAGCAGCTTTATTGCCAGGGTTATACGTACCAACCAGAATCTCGCCATTCGCATTTGTCGCATACGGGGCAAGGTCTGGGTATGTTGGAGTAACCCAAACCCCATCAACACGGCGTTCATACACCTCAGGCTGCTTCCAGACACCAGTACGAAAGGATGCACCAGTAGGCCGTGGGCCAATGATGCCACCAACAGGTGTAATGACTCCCATCACGTTTGCTCCATTGCGGACACGGTGACGTGCAGATCATTTGCAGCGCTGGCCGTTGCGCGGATCTTCTCCCCTCGCTTGAGGATCAGCTTGTTGGGAATCGCCTCCAGCGTGCTGTCAGCAGGCACCTGAATCGTGCTGGCGATCTTGGCGATCTCCACATCAGCGGAACTGGTGACCGTCAATGTGATGTCAGCCGCGTTGGTGCCATCGACGTTGGCCGCCAGGCAGCTCAGCACGACAGCCCGATCGCTGTCCGCGGTGTTCGGCGCCTGATAGACATCCGTGATTGATGTCGTGGAAAGAGCGACGGACGCTCTGTTGAATGTTTCAGCCATTGGTTTTCTCCGTCAGGAAAGTGCAAGGACGAGTCCGAGCTTGACCCCAACACCACCGGCTAGTGAGCCAATGATGCTGCCTTGGATCGTCACATCCCCGGGGAAAGTGACGTTCTTGCTGGCGTCGATGCTCATTGCGTTTTGTCCGCCAACAGCGAGGCCAAGCTCATTGGCGCCTGGGCGATACAGGCCAGTGTCTGCGTCCCCGTCGAAGGCGTAGCCAGGGCTCGATGCAGATGTGCTGTTGTCGCCAAGAATGGCGCCTGTCATTGTGCCGCCGGCTCTTTTCAGGTATCGGGTGTCGGCGTCGACCGGGTAGTAATTCAGCCAGGACCAGCTGACTGTGCTGCTTGAGTAGCCCATGCGCACCGCCAGGCCAGGATCGCCGACAAAGCCTGGCGGCTTCCCGGTCAAAGGGGAGAACGCTTCAATCCCGGTTGAGTCGGCGACTTCAATGAAGTCACCGTTTGACGGACTGGACGGGATCGCCGCGACATTGGCGACTAGGACAAACTGCAGCTGGTTGGATACGGCCGCCAGCGCAGAGTTGGCTGTATTGGCTGCCGCGACCGCGGCATCGACGGCCACCTGCGACCTGTCTGTCGCCTCCTGGACGACGTAGAGGTTCTGAAGGTCTGATGTCTGGAGGTCGTCCGCGACCAGGTTTGAGCCGTCTTGCCACAGCACCAGAAGGGTGCCGTCTGGCGTGTCTCGCAGGACAGTAAGCACTGCGCCAGTGGCGGGTGCCGTCGTCAGCTGAATCTGACTGCCGTTAGTCCATGAGTAGCCAGTCCCCTCCTGGAGCTGAGAAGAGAAGGTGCCGTCGAGCAGGTCGTAGTTCAGGTAGACCTTGACGTGAGCCTTCAGCAGGTACGGGAACGGGATAGAAAAGGTCGTGGTCGACCCGTTGCCCGCGTACTGGCGGTACGAGAATGGCGTCGCGGACACGGCATGACTACGGGGCTGTAGTCATTGTGGCGCCATTGACCTTCTCAGCAAAGATGCGGACCGCTCCGCTCGTGTTGCGCTCCAGGTTGTTGGTGCGCACGATGTCACGCCTTTCGCGCCATTCCTGGGCGGCCGGAGTGTTGCTGATATTGAGCTGGTCGCGGGTGATGAGGTGGTAGTACTCCTTGACGGAGCTGATCAGCACCTGGGCCGCTTTGCGGCGGCGTTCGGCAGGGGGCATGTCGCGGATCTTGAGGTCGCTGGTTGTGCTTGGGCCGTCCTGCATCCCCTGGTAATCGGACGAGCTGATCAGCGAGCGCAGCGCCTCCTGGACCGTGCGACCTTTGATGTGCGGCTCGAGGTACTGCACGAGGGGGTAGCTGATCACCTTGTTGTTAGGGATGGTGACACCCGTTGGGGTGTCGACCGGAAAGCCGAGAGTGAAGCTGACAACCGGCGACTTGCCGGCGATGGCGAGCCGCGCAGTCGGCGACATTTCGCCTTTGATCGTCGCGTAGGTGTCGTTGTACTCCTTCTTTAGGTCGTCGCTCATCGCAACGCCTTCGAGGACGCCTGACATCAACGCGCTGGGTGGGTTCAGCTGGTTCTGGGCGTCGAGCTCGGCATAGAGCTTCTCGTCAGCCTCGGGCCACACCTGCGGGAAGAAGCGGTCCTTCAGGGCATCGGCCAACTGCTGCCCCCAGGCGAGCTTGATCTTGCTGCCCAGCCAATCGCGCTCCTTGTAAGCACCGCCGATCAGGCCGGTGAGGCCAAGGGTGCCGTAGGCGAGCTCGCGCAGCTGGCGCTCGATCTTCTCGAGCGGGCTGTCGTCGGCCCCCTCAAAGCTCTGCCTTGGGCTCGGGGCGGTGCTGGTGAACAGGTTGCGGCTCTGCATCCCGCTGAAGCGCTCGACGTCGCGGATCAGGCCGATGTTGGGAAGTTGACCGCTGCCGATGTAGCCGAGCAGTCGGGATGGCGAACGATTCGGCTCGAGAAACAGCTCCATCAGCTGATTCACCTGGCCCAGGGCGGTCTGGCGCATGAGGTGGCTGGTAAGCACCTGCATCACGCCTTTGAAGGCGTTGTATTGGTCGTACTTGGAGTACGCCCCGGTCACGAACGTCTCCTTGATGTCCTTCCACAGGAACAGGGTGTTCAGCACGGGGATGCCGCCCAGGAATGGGATGCCGGCAATGGTGTTTGGCGCCTTGCCCTGAGCCTGCAGCCCGATCCGCCACTCCTCCCTTTCGCGCAGATCAATTGGGCCGTTGCCGATGATCAGGCCCATGGCGTCCAGGGTGGCGAACAAACCAAGCAGTTGAGCTGAAACCGCCCATGCAGCCTTGGCCCTAGCCGCCTGCTCTGGCGTTGCGCTCTTGCCAAAGGCGGCCTGCACCGGAACGGTCAGCCAGTCGCTGGCGAGGCGGAAGTCCAGCAGCGTGCCCATGAAGGGCGACTGCACATACGGGAACGCCAGATCGAAGAACCAGTGCTTGCGGGCGCCCTGGATGGCGTCGAAAACGCCGCCGGTGATCGTGCCTTCCTCAGGGCGGTTCTGCATCCGCATCTCTTGCGAGAAGCCTTCGGCGGCCAGGGAGTCCGGCGTGTCGAACGTGGGGTAGCCGTAGGTCTCGCCGACCTTTTCGTTGAGGATGCGCTCGGCAATCTCCTGATCCGTCACGTCGGCGCCCAGGGCGTTCTCGCGGCGGAAGCTCTTGATGTTCTCCTCGCTCGGCTCCAGCTGGTAGAAGGCCTTGTCCAGCTCGGACTGCACCCACTCATCGCGGCTGCGTTGATCAAACAGGCCGAGCTGGGCTCCGTCACGCCGGGCCCTGATCTCCAGGTCGTTCTTGATCTTGAACAGGTGGAAGAAGTAGCCGGCCGTGTTGTCGACGCCGGCCATCATGCGGAAGCCGGGCGTGAGCACCTTGGCGCCCATGCTCTCCGCCCACAGCCGCCAGGCAGCGTGCATCTTGTTGCGGAAGACGCCGACGTTCTCGGGGATCGACCAGATGCCGGAATCGCGGCCCGTGCGGAACGGCATGTCGAGCATCTGCTGCAGCTCGGCTTTGAGCTGCTGGTTGGTCGAGATCTGCCGGCCGTAGGTGTCGGCGTTGCCGCCGAACGGGGCGATGCCCTCTTTAAAGGCACTGGTGAACAACTCGCGCGCGGATGCCCGCGTCATGTCCAGGCCGAACTTGACGCTGTTCCAGGCGACGCCAAATCCTTCCTTGGTCGCCTCCCACTGCTCGCGGGTGAGCTTGGTGCCGGCTGGGGTCAGCAGGCCGATGTTCTCGTAGACCTGGCGGTAGGGGCCCAGGAAGAACATGCCGATGTTGCTGCCCGCGTTCGTCTTGAACTGGGTCATCGCGTTCAACAGCTGGCTGTCTTTGGCCAGCGCATTGCCTCGCTTCATCAGCAGGTTGAACCACTGCTTGTCGCCCAGGCGACTCTTGGGGTCGACGCCGTCAAGCTGGGTGATCAGCTTGAGCTGCTCGATGGTTTCAGCCGCACGCTCTGGGTTGACCTTGGCGTCATCGACGGCATCGACCACCCGGGCGAAGTGGTCGTCGCGCATCAACTCCTCGGGTGTCATCGTCAGCGCGCCCTGCACCTCCGGCGCATCTGGCTCAAACAGGCGGCCGTCGGCCAGTTGGTCCGCCAGC